GACAGGATCAAAAGCCATGTGTCACCTACTTCAGATTGACTAGCTTGTAATGCGTGGTCGAATAGGTCTGCATCAGGTCGTCGATCAGGTTTTCAATCATGGTATTCTTCTTGGCAATCTTGTCCCGATTGGTCTGAATCCAGCCCAGTTCCGTGCGAACAGTGTTCACAATACGGTCCTTGGGCATCATCATAATCCGCACTTCGCCAATCAGGCCATAATAGCCCTGATATGCCTCTACGATGCTGTCAATCTTGTCGATCAGGTCATCGTAGAACTTACCTAAAGCCTTATGCTCGCTATAGGATTTGGTCGAAAAGTGCGCCAGATGGGCCGCGTTCCGCATGGCAAAAACGTGGCTAACGAGTTCCTCAATCATGGCTTTGACATCCCATTTCCGGCCAGCAGCATAACCATGCCGACAACGACAATGCCGATGGCCCAATACGCCTTCTGAGCGACTGACTTGCCGATATTCTCGTACATCTTGCGGATAGCCCGGTCTGCCGCGCGTTCGGCTATGGCATCCATTTCGGCTTCGCTCAGATTTGCGCTCATTCTGGGGGGGTGTCCTTTGGGGCAAGCTGCGGCTGAACCTGCTTGCGGATTTCGTTGATGATGCCTTCAACCTGTATAAACGGCGCATTGCCCAGCGAGGACATGATGACGTTGATCTGGTCGATGGTAAGGTCGAGAGTCATTAGGCGCTCCAAGGCAGGGGTGGGGTTACGACAGGGGGATTGACCTGATTGGCAATCATGGTGTCAAGAGCCGCCTCTGTAGCAGCCTGATCGACGCCGTTGGCCCAGACCCAGCCCAAGACCTGATCCTGCGTCAGATCGGCATAGGGGGTGTAGGGGTCACCCGCGACATAAGGCACGTTCACGGTGCCATACTGTGTGGCAGTAAATGGCGGGGTCGATGTATCTTCTGCGTTACAGCGCCAGCCCACGGTAAAGACGACATCCGTCTCGCCTTCGGCCTCCGGGTAGCAGGACATATATTCGACGATCCAGTCATATGTGTTAGCCATCACTTATTCTCCAGTAGGCGCTAAAGAAATATCATCACCATACACAGACAGTATTTTTAGTTTCTGTGCGTCAGTCAATTCTGGCATCAATTCTTTATATTCCAAGGAAGTCTTGATGCGCTCTTTTGTAATTAGGTTTTTGGGGTCAACACACCCGTGGTTAGACAGCATCGTTTTCATACCGTCTGAAAAGCTGTTAAAGCTAAAGACGGTCACTTTCGGGTTATCTAGCCAATAGGATTGCGGTGCGAATATAACAAATTCCTTTTTAAGAAGGTCTATGTTGTCCAAGAAATTGTCATAGGACATAGACGCAACGTCCGGTAAAATCTGTTTTGCATATTCCGGCATCATGTATTTAGAAAACGCTACGCCAGATACAAAACGATCAATAGGATCACGGTAAAAGGCGTAAACAGGAAATGTATCCGCTTCTTCGTGCGTTGCTATATTGTTAGCTAGAAGATCAGCCATATTGTAATGCAGCGCCAAAAGGCTTTGCGGGGTTTGAATTTGTAAATCAGGCGCTCCGTTTACAACATCATTAGAACTCTCATCAACCATGCCCGTTAGCTTAAAGACATGCTCTACCGTGGACGAAGCCGCCCGCGATACTTTTAGGAAAATGAATTTCTTAGAGCGTGAAACTATAGAAGGCATAAAATCCCCTAAAGGAAAGTTGGCGTATTACCTGAAAGTAACAATATGTTATAAGTAAGAGTTGATGAAAACGATGCGTTAGTACAATAAGCGGTTAAATAACTTGTACCGCCACTAGTAGCAACACTCCAAGTAACTGATGGGTCGCCTCTGTAGCTGGAATATTCACAAGTAGCTTTAGTCCCCAAAGTAGCAGCAGAAGCGCCGCCTACTATAGTAACAAGCATTGAACCGTATTGTGCGTTACCGCCACCCGCACTTGTTTCGTTTTTCCAAGTTATTAAAAAATAAGTTGGGGCGGTATATGATCCTATTTCTATGACGTTGCTTACCGCATTGCTGACAGCAAGTGCTTTACTCCCGCCTGTTTTGCTAACAAATCCAGTCGCTTTAACAAAACCAGCGCTGCCAAAGGGCGATGAACTGGATGTCGTCCCCACCAGCAGATTGCCGCTGGTGTCGAAGCGGGCTTTTTCGGCAAGATTAATGCCGAAGTAAATAGGCTGCGCCGCTTCTGTCGTAAAAGTCAGACCGCCCGCCCCGCCAGCACCAATATACCCGCCGTTTTGACGCGATACGCCGCTGGTCGTAAAGCCAGTGCCGTACATCACGGTGTTTAGAGCAGACGTGCCATTGCTGACGGAATAGAAAGCAAGCGCACCAGCACCGGCGTTTGAATTGAGCAATTTAACAATCGAAAGCCCATTCTGGTTCTGCGTAATATCCAGCACGTTGACCGGCGTCATGCCGATGCCGACAAGGCCATCAGCCTGTACATTGCCCACAAGACGGCTCGTCGTCCCCACCCACAGAGCCTTCTGCGTGGATATACCGCCAGCCGTGATGATCGAGCCAGTCGTGCTGGACGTGGCGTCCGTGACCAGCGTGGATGACACGCCCTGCGCGAACAGGATGCGCGCCGTGGTCGTGGTCTGCCCGTCCTTCGTGATCGCCGTGGACAAGCCCGTAGCCAAGTCCGCCGTGAGCGCGTTGAACGCCGTGGATGATATGACCGTGCCAGTTACGACTGGCTGGCCTGCGCTGTTAATTACGAACGTGCCGGAACCGTTGTAGGACACTAGACAACTCCATCGTTAAGGCATGTAGCCTGTTTATAGCGATAATATGTGTGTGATGCGGGGCGGGTCATTGCGTGAAGTCTTCGTAGTTTGGGCGGGTAGCTTGCCCGGCTGCCAGCGTTGAAACATTAACCGCGTTTGCGTTGTTCTTAAGCAATTCAGCCAATTTTGCCGCCCGTGTAGCGTCAATCGCTTTTCTGCCTACCCCGGCAGCCTTGCCGGCATAATATGCGCCTTCTCCAACCAGACGCGGTGACGCAAGGGCAAGACCAGCTAAAGTGGAAGGGGCCAAAAGAGCCGCCGCTCCGCCAAGGCCGCCCGTGACAATCCTTGCCATTCCACGCGGCAGTGGTGCGCTTAAAGACTGACCAGCCAGGGTGGGCAAAAGATTCTTAGCGCCATTATCAATGATATATTGAGCTAAAGCGGGTCGAGCAGACTGATTACTAGATACGTTATTCCGCAAAATGGACTGCAATTTCCTTATAGCAGTATCAGAACTTGCTTTGTTGCCAAGGGAAAAAGTCCTTTGAACATCGTTATAGAGATCGTCTGCCTCCATAAAGTCTTTCATAACTTTAGCGTATTCTGGGTATTTATCGACAATTTGCTGTTTTACGGCATTATAAACATTGCCAACAATTTTTGACCCAGGCGAACCAGGCTTTGTCAGAGCAGACAAGTCTTCTTCATAAGCAAGATTGCCAATCTTCTTTTTAAGTGCGTCCAAACCTTCTGCGGTATGGAACTTACTTGGGTCAGATTGACGCCAATCATCAACAACGCTTTGAATAGCTTCCTTTACCTTTTCAGCACTGCCGGAAATTGTTTTACCTTCAAAAGAGCCAACTTCAGAAGATTTTTTAATAGCTGAATCAATGGGGGCAAAATCAAGGGCTTCGGTTTTCCCGCCAATTGCTTTGGAAATCCCAGCTTTATATTCAGCCGTTTTTGCCGCCCTAGCCATAGCAAGGGCGTCTTGCGCCATATCAAGAGCATCGCGCGGGCTTGCTCCGGTCCTAAAATCAATTCTTAACTGGTCTTGAAACGCCTTGGCGGCAGAAGCGGCTTCTTTCCCGCCTACAATAGAACCATAGCCAGCCTTGGCAGCTTCGCGGATAGACCCGGCTTCTGCACCAGTTGTGAATCCAAGGGCATTAGAAACAATAGGTTCAACAGCCTTGCGGTTAACAAACCCACCTGCTTTTCCAAGCAGCGCAGCAGTTTTCTGAGGCAATGTTACGGGGTTGATAACGCGGCCAGCCGTAGCAACCATTTCTCCAGCCCGACCCAATCTTCCAACCGTTCCCAACGCTGGGGCGACGATTGAACCTACATCGAGCGCCATACCGCCTGGATCAGTAGCCAGAGTATTTTTGATATTACGATAATTGCCGTAGCGGTCATACAAAGCGTTTTCAACGCCTTGGATGGCTGATGTGTCATACGCCGGGGCGCTGCCGCGATACTGTTCAGGCGAAAGATTTCGGACTTGCTGAACCGCGCCGCCAGCTAATGATCCAGCGCCTCGGATAATGCTATCCATCGTCTTCGCCCCCTGAAGACGTTCTTCATCAGTACGCATAAAATCAGGCTTCATAACTTCATAAGCAGCCCCAGGGATTGCTTTAGCAACGCCGCCCACAGCGCCAAGAATTTGGCCTGGCAGTTTTTTAAGGCCAGCCATTGCGGACTCGCCCAAGGAAAGTTCTAAGTTTTCGGCCTTGGGTAGCTGTGCCACATTGGCATCGGCAATCCCAAGCCTTGCATTTATCGCGGCTAATTCTTTCTGCTCTGCGGGCGTAAGCGCCATAATTAAAATCCTATTTTGTATTTTGCTTTGCAAGCAATGCTTCGCGCCTATTTCTGTCGCCTATGTATTGCTGCGCCTTTGTTAAAATTGCTGGTGGCACATACCCTTCTTCGTCAGAATAACTAGTGGCTTGGTCAGCAACTATTGCATCGTATTCATTTCTAAATTGGCGAAGTTTTTTTATTGCGGCATCAAATGGATCGTTAACTTGCGGTATAAAAGGCATTAATCTTGGTGATTCTGACGCATTAACGGCTGCGCCACTTCTGTCATGCAATTTCAAAGAACCAATATCAGCAATAATTGCTCTTGCAGTCGTGCCACTTGGGTTGACTATTTGATTAAACCAATTAGGCCCAGAGCGCATAAGGCCAACAGCGGTTGGGTTTTTAGTCAATTCTTCGATGGAGGCGTCAATCTTTTTAATAGCGGAAAAATTGGCTCCGATTGTAGGTATAAGTGTGGCTGGAACGCGCTTTGTGGCAAGAGATTCTGATACTTGATTGCCAGCGTCTGCAAGCGATTTCGCTTCTGCTGGGTACAGAAATTTCTGCACAGGCTTTCCATCTTGCCCCGTAATTGTATAATTTTTAGGCGTACCTGGCGCTGGTCCCGTGACCGGCGCAATATAGGTATCTTTTCTATTAAACCTATCCATCTGCGCTTTAAATTCAGGCGTTCCGGGCGTGTAACCACTATCAACCAACCGCGTATATTCGGCAGAACGCTTTTCTGGCGTGATGGCAGTTTCTAATGATTTATTAAAGATTTCAGTTCTGGAGCCCGGAATGCCACCGGCAGCATTCCATGCAGCGTCAGAAACTCCAACGGGCTTGGGAATAGCGGATTCTTGCGCCCTAACGCGTTCGCGCTCTGCTTCGGGCTGTGTCGCCGCAAGCAACATGGGAGCCATAGCCGCAAGCTTCTCATCATCGCCAGCCGCAAATTGATACGCCATGCGAACCCTATCAGCGTAGGAAGTCGGGCCACCAGCCACATTTGATGTAATGTCAGGGAGTGATACGGTTTTGGTAGCGGGGCCAGCAGCCATTGCTTCGGCATCATCCAAAAGATATTTGGGCAATGCCTCTCCTTTTTGGTCAGTCTGATAAGATCCACCGGGCATGGTCATGGTTGTGTCAGGATTTTGGAAATACAATTCCAAAGCCTTTGCGCGGCTTTCGCCCTGTTCTTTCTTCAACGCCGCCTCATCAGCCGCCGCCTTGCCCGACAGGTAAGACCCGCCGAAGCTAGTCAGCCCGCGAGCCAAGGCCCCCATGCCGGACACGGGCGCGGCGATGCCTCCCGCTGTGGACACAGCTTGCTCCTGTGCGCCCATCTGGGACAGCATTTCAGCCAGCTTCTCTTGGCGGGCGATGGCAGCCTTGCGGGAAGCGTAGTCGTCGTCTTTGGTCAGGCTGAATAATGCCATTATAATGCTCCGAAATTATCTATTTAGAAATCCGCCAGCGCCTAATCCGCCGCCCAGAACGCCACCCGCAATGCTACCAATACCACCATAAAGCCCGCCCAACGCCCCCATCTGGGCATTGTACGCCGCCGTGTTGTAATTGCCCTGATTGGTCGCCGCCTGTGCAACAGGTGCGGCTTGGATATTACCGCCGCCCTGATATGCCTGAAACTGAGGCGTCTGAATCTGCGAGCCGGACAGCAAGCCCATGATTTCGTTCAAAGGCTGGTTCCGCATGGCAAGGTTCTGCTGGAGCCTCTGCTGCTGCGCCTGATTGCCGAACTGAGCCGCGCCAAGGTTTTGATTATACTGCTGGGCAGCGGCCTGATTATACAGCCCAGCCGATGTCCCGGCCTGACCGTAATTCTGGCCCATGGCGGCATTGGCTTGGTCCTGAGAACTCATGGCTTGGCCGTAATTCTGGCCGATAGCTTGGTTCTGTAGCTGCTGGGAACTCATGCCCTGCCCATAGTTCTGGGCAATGGCCTGATTGCCAGCTTGGTTGGCCTGTAAGCCCTGACCGAAGTTTTGGCCGATGGCCTGATTGCCCATCTGCCGCGCCTGTGCAGCTTGTCCAAAGCCCTGACCCAAGGCGGCATTGTACATACCAGCCTGCCCCATAGCCTGACCGTAGCCCTGCTGGTTGGCGCTCATATCAAGGCCAATGCCCTGCAAGGCAGCTTGGCTGAGCAGGTCGTTCTGGCCCTGCTGCTGCTCGCGCATGGCATTGTTGTACGCCTCAGACCCCGGCGTGATGCCCTGATTGGCAAGCTGCTGGGCAGTAGCGGCAGACTGCTGGGCAAGCTGGGGCTGGAGGCGGTTCATAATTGCCTGTTGGCCTGTCATGCCCGCATTGACCGGCATTCTAGCCACCCCGGACATATCAGCGCCGGTCTTTAGATTGCCGAACTGGTCGGCATTGACGCCCTGCGCCTGACCATAAGCCCCGGCGTCCACGCCCTGCGCCATGCCATACTGACCAGCCCCAACGCTGCCAGCCTGACCATACGCGCCGGGGGCAACGCTGCCCGCCATGCCGTACTGGCCCATGGCAGGGCCGTAATTGACCGGCATCTGCTGGCCAAGCGAAGTCTGGATGTCGTAGCCAGACGGATCAAACTGGGTCTGCAAGGCTCTTTGAAGCGTTGGCATTGCGTACCGCTCAGCGGTTTCAGATAGTCCCTGTCCAATGCGTTGCTGGGCTTTCAGGGCAGCTAAGGATTCTGGGTTTAGGGTCTGGGTAATGGTCGGCGTGTCAGAGTCGCCAGCCGTGGTAAACTGTGAAATGTCTGGGGCCGCGCCGTAATTGCCATACTGGTCCTGCTGGCCCTGCTGATTTTGGTAGTTTTGCATGGCTTGGTCATAGCCAGCCTGATCTACCTTCGGAGCGCCAAAACTTACAGTCTGGCTGCCGTATGGCGTGTAGGTATTAGGCGTGTTCAGCCTAGCCTGAGTACGCGCAGCTGCAATGTTCTCAGTGCCCTGCGCCCGCGCTGCGGCAGCATAGTCAGGTGCTGGCGGTGCTGATGGCTTACCCATATCGTTCTCCTAAATACCTACAATCAGCCTTTTTCAGCGTGTACAAAATGATGTCGCCGTCCGGTGCTGAGTCTGTAATCCTTGCTTCTTCTGTAAACCCTAAATTCTCTACAAACTTCATACTCTTAGCGTTCGCGTTGCTTACTGGTACAATGACCTTTTCGACCCCGCATTTAACGTAAGCGTACCTAAAAATCGCCCCTATGTATGACCTGTTAATCTGCCCAGTTATAGCTACATGAGCCATAAGAGAGCGGCCATTCCAGTTCTCATACATAGTACCGGCTACAAGTTCTCCGTCCTTTTCAAGCCCGATGGCAGTAGCGGTATCGCCGCTAAAACTGCCATTCATCTGCTTTGCTACCCAATGGCCCACTTCAGGCCCGCTAACTATACGCCCGCCCATCCGGTTTGATACACCACATCTGTTGAAGCCCATTGTATCTGCAAGCCGCTGCTGGCCGTCTTCATCTGGACCGCCCCGCAATAGCCAATGCCAGTAACGCCCAGCCATGTGTTCTGGATCGCCAAATCAGCGCCCCACAAGGCCACATCCCAAGTGCTTGTCGCCGCGTCCCAGACGCCATAGGACGATCCGGAAAAAGTCACAGGAGCCGTGGTATCGGACGTATCGAAGTCAATATTCATGCCCACGCTAATAGTTGGCGAGCCATCGCTAAAAATGCTGGGCCTAGCGCGGGTGAAGTACTTCTTAACGCCGCGAGCGCCTAGATAGTTGAACGCCTGTAGCGTGGTGGTGGTGATATTGCTGGTATTGTCAGCGTAATTGTCGTCCCAAGCATGGCCGACATAGCCATCTGAGCCAAAATAGGGATCGTCGTTGTAAAGTTCCCAGCAATAAGCCGCCCAGCCAGTGAACTGCGCCCAAGACTTTGTGATGGTGTTCATCACATATTGCTGCTGCTGGCCGTCAGCCACTGGGATGTTGATCCATACGGCATTGTATTTAGCCGTATAAACGACCTGCCAACCGACATCTGCATGATTGCCGCCATACTGGGTCGTGGCCGCCGTAATAGCGCCCTGTATCTTGTCTGACAGGGCCACACGGGGGTCTAGGCGGCTGGACTGAAGGGACGCGGCCATAGGCATAAGGCCGTCATAGGTTAGGATCAGCAGGTCGCCAGCCCATTTGAGCATGGCGCGGCTGCTAATGGGCGAACCCAGCTTCCAGACGCCGATCAGGGACCATGTGGCCGCGCTGGCCGGGTCGGTGCCTCGATAAACGATGACTTCGCCAGTGCTGGTAATGAAGGCAATGTTGTCATCGACGCCGTAGCCAGCGTCAATCGTCCAAGTGTCCAGATCGACCAAATGGCCGCCGAAGCGGCAGATCGAACTCATGTCGATATACTGGGCCGCGCCGCCAATCGAGCTAGTCGGCAGATACCAAGCCTTTAGCGTGTTCTCTTCAATGAACCAAATGCGGTTCTTGAACAGCGTGATATTGGACAGATTATTGTCGGTAACGCCCGTAATGCTTGGAGTTGACCAAGTGGTGCCATTGTATAGCAAGGCGTCATCAACGCCATTTACGGCCATAAGGTAGCTGCCGCCAGCGGTGGTGATGTTGATGTATTCCCAGATGCCGTTGGTCAAGCCTGACACAACAGCCGCGCCGACAGCCCCGGCAGTGGTCACATCATAAAGATAGCCCGTGCTGGTCACGGCAAACATCTTTGACGTTGCGCCGCCATTGTAGACCATGATGGTCTGGGCTTTGCCGTTCAGGCCCGTGGCGTGCTTAGTATAGCCGCCCCGCATGGTCAGATTGCTAACCGTCGGGAACATATTGATGAGCGTTACCGCGTCAGTCGGTTCCATGTTGGCCAAGCTGTCACGCGCGTTCCAACCGCCCAACGGGGCGGGCAGCGACTGCACTTGAGCCGCGTTGCCTTGGACTAGGGCGCGTGGACTAATTGCCATATCCGCTATCCGGGATGTTGTCCCAACCAATTAGAACGGAGCCGGGGCGGGGCGCAAAAGACAGGTTGGCCGCAGATGTATCCTGTGCCACAGAAGTGTCAAACTCAGTCAGATAATCGCGGTAAAGCGCCGTTGTGTCGAAGCCCTTGGCTTGGAAATATTTCAGTTTGGTTGACAGGACCATTACGCGGTCGGGGTAGATGCAGGTGTCGGTGTCAACCGTGAAGCTGTTCTTGACCGTGCCGTCAGCCGCTTTCGCCCAGCCCTTGCTGCGGTACTCAAAGCCCAGATTTTCATTGTCCGAATAACCCGGCCAGATCTGGAAATAGGCTCCCAGCAAGCGCCAGCGGATGCGCGGGCCTGTGCTAATAAAGCCACTAAGCAGCCATTCCCACTGCTGGGCGCTTTCCGGGCCAAGCATTTCCCAATGCTTGCTCTTGTCCCACTGGGTACGCGGCACAATGCTGTCGTAGTCGCTGGGCAGGGCGTACTTGACCTTCTGGAAATAGATCGTGCCAGCGGTCACGGCGGTGGTCGAATAGGTCGAGATTGTAACCTGCGTGGAAGAGTCAACGCTTGTGATAAACGTAGCGTTAGGAATGCCCGTGCCAACGACCATGTATGTGGTGTCCAACCCGGCAGTGGACGGGATGCCGGTGATGGTCAAGGCCGTGGTCGTGTATGTACCCGTCGTTGTCGTGTATTCCGTGAAGAAGCTGTACGGTATGGTGAGTTCGCGCCAGTCGGCTTTACGCAGCAATTCGTACCCAGAAGCGTTCATCAACGCAAGAATCTGGATAACGTCTTGGTTCGTATTTCCCGCAACCGTTGTCGGTGTTGGAACGCCTAGTTCATTGGTGACCTGTTGCACCAACTGGAGCATCGTCGTAGTGGACATCTACATCTTCCTTGCGTGGCCGACCCGGTTTGCGCTGGGACATGAGCGAAGCCATCTGGGCCTTTAGCTCATCCAATTCGCTGCGGGTCTTAGCCAATTCGGTGCTGCTTTCAGACTGATTTCGCTGCGTCAGATAACCCCTAGCGCGTTCACGAAGGCCAGCGGCACCCATGCCAATACGCTGAAGCTGGGCATCCGTGGCCGTCGCGACCTGCTCGACGGTCTGAAACTTCAAAATCTGCAATTCAGCCATCTGGTGATCATTGAAGTCTTCTGGCTTGTCCTTGTTCCACTGGTCCAGCTTAGTGCCGATCACCTGACCGTCGCTATTCTGGGACTGGAAATGGAGCCACTGACGAATAAACCGCTCCTTGTGGTGTTCGCGGGCGGGCTGCTCAATGATGTTAGTCTTATCACCCGGCACCATAATCCTCACGAAAGGCGTGTCCTTGTAGGGGGCCTTGTCAAACATGTAGAATTCTACATGCAAATGAGAATCGGCATTGGAGATATCGCTATCCAACGGCATAAATTACTCCTTATGTGGAAGACAGAGCCGCAGTAACGGCCCAAGTGGTGGCGGAAGTGCCAATGCAAATTGCGGTCTTGGTCGTGCCAAGGGCAACGCCAGTCGAACCGGCAACCGCCGCATTCATGGTCACGCCAGACGATTCGTTGGTGTAAATCTGCAGGGTCTGAGCGCCGCCATTATAGACGTACACAACGGCACCGGCTTCGCACGGGGGCAGCTTGACGCCAGTGCTGGAAGCAGTGGTGCCGAGAGCGTTGACAACAGCCGAAAGCTGCAGAGCAGTGGCCTGTGTGGTGCCGGTAGCGGTCAGGGCAGTCGCGCCGTCGCCGCAGATGGAAATGGTCGCCAGCGGGGAATTACCGGAGGCGAGGACTCTGGAAGGAATGGGCATAATTAGATCCTTTATTTAGGGTTTTGAACGTACAACGTGGCATACGGACAGGCATCGCCATGATCTGTGTGCTGGTACTTAATGTCATATTCAGAGAATTTGCTCTGCCACCATTCGCTAGGAAACACGGATAGATGAAGCGGGTGACCGATCAGCTTTCCCATACTATCGTCAAATAGGGCTATTTTGAAATAGCAACTATCGACGCAATCCATGATATTTCTAATAACGTCAGACACATCCTCTGGCGGGATATGCTCCATGACATCGGTGCAGTAGCCAATATTGCCGCTGACGCCGATTGGCTTGGTCAGGTCGGCTACCGTAAAGGGCAAGTTATTGCCTTCGTCGCGGCAATTCTCAGCAAAATCAACGAGTTGCACTTCGCAGCGGGTCAGGTTGGCAATCTTCTGACCGCCCCGGCCTGTGCCGCAGCCAAAGTCCACAATGACATCGGTCAGCTTGGGATCGGCAATCTGGACAAAATGCTCCGCAAATGACTCGCCGGGGGCGACTTCCCGGTAAAGCGGGGTCTGCCACATGGCTTCGTATTTACCGACTTCCGTCATGGGCGCGGGCGGCTCAGACATGGCCTTGGCAATAGCCGGGAGGAGGCCGTGGCCGTGGACCTGGATGATCGTATCTTCTTCCGCAAGCTGCTGGGCTGCGGTCTGGAATTCCATAGCCTGCCGGGCCATCCAGGGGGCGGCAATGTATTCCTTGCCGCTGACCCAATAGCCTTCGCGGGGGTCTTCGGCGTTTGCCGCCTGGGCATAGGCATGGCCTTCGCCATTGGAATAGCTGGAATCAAAGCCGTAAAGGTGGATTGAGCGGTAGCCCATGCAGAAGGCGATGCTCATGGCCTGAAGGCCAACGGTGGTCCCGCCGCCGATCAGGGCGCAAAGACGATCACCAATGTATTCCTGAATGCCGGGGTAAGCCGGGTGCCAGACGGTCACATCCTGGCCGCCTAGGGCCTCAAAGACGCCATCGCTGCACTGGGACGCAATAAGGTACTTGGTAGACTTATTCGGGTGAATAAAGCCCTGATTATTTGCCCTGGCGTCCAGTAGCACAAAGTAATCAGGAGTCACATCAACGCTGGCAAGGGTCGGAATGGTGCCATTTACGGCAAAAATGGCCTGACCAGCGGCCTTGTGACCGGCAATCATGGGGAGCAGCGGCTTCATAGAAGGGCCGCCCCCCACAATTACAGCTACCCCATCGTGCGGCTCTGCTAATTGCAGCCACGGAAGATCACGAGCAACGGCAGCAGTTATGTTGCCGAAAATCTCGTGATCCTCCGTGTTGCACACGATAGGAATCGTATCATCTAGGTTAGATGGTACGATCATTAGGCAACGGCACCCTGCAGATGCGGACGATTGATCGACACGATAACAGTCGAAACACTCGAAGCCACAGTGGCAAGGTTAGCCGAACGAGCGCCAAGAACCTGCTTGCCAGACGCAGCGGTAGCCATAATGCGGCCAGCGGTAGCGGACTGGTAAACAGCAACCTGGGCATTGGTCGCAACGGCGGTCTTCTTGACAACCGCGAGGCCGCCAATCTGATACCAGCCGAAGAGGCCAGCGGTGTTGGCCGCCATTGCAACGGCTACCGGAGTCGCCTGGTTGGCCGTATTGGCCGACAGGGTGGTCTGGTAGGTCGTGGCATTGTAGGTCACCAGCGAGCCAATCACGGTGCTGGCAACGCCAACAAGCATGATGAACTCACCTTCGCCGTAGGTCGGGTCGAACGCGCGGACAACCTGCCCGAGCGTGTTCGGCGGGGTGGGAATGGCAGAAGTGCCATTCGCCATCGTGACGCCGGAGTCAGTGTTCGCAATCTGGAGCATTCCAGCGCGATTTTCAGTGAACGAATAAGCCATTTTCTAATCCTTCATTTTTGCATCACGCAATCAAAACGCCCTGGAACTGCGAACCGGAGCAGGTCAGATTGCCCGCCCAGCCGATCAGCTTCACGATAGCGTCCTGGTTGACAGACTGGCGTTCGCCGCCAATCGGGACAAAGTTGCGGTCCACATGCGGCCTAAACATCAGATACTTGGTGTTCAGGAAGAACATGTGGTTAGCGGTAGCGGCAGCGCCGATACCACCGTCAAGCACAACATCCGACGCCATACCAGCGCCATAGTACTTGAGCGAGGCAAAGCCAGCGCCAGCCATCGACGAACCGGAGTCCGAGATGCGCTGGATGGACTGCAACGACTGCAGGTACAGGCGATAGTAATTGTTGTCGGCAACGATCAGGTCAGGCTTGTCCGTACCACGGATAAGCTGCACAGCCAGGGCATCCATGTACTGCTGGATGTTCGAGGCAGTAACAGCCGAACCGCCGTTGGTCACGCCAGAGTAAGCAACCGACTGCCAGAACGAGAACGACGCGCGGTTGATGCCGCCGTAGGTGCCGCTGCTGGGCGCGTCAGGAACAGCGGCTCCGAGGCCGGTGATGTTCTTGCCGCTGTTGCCAGTGCCGTCCAGATACAGGTCGCCCGAAATGCGGTTAGCCAACTGGGCTTCCGCAACGTTCATACGGCCATCCAGCAGGTCGATGATCGCTTCCTTACCGGAGTTCTGGATCATTTCCAGGCCGGAGATGGTGATCGCCGAGGCGTACTGAGTGATCGAGAACTGAGCAGCCGAAATGGGGCTGTTCTGGGACACGTTCAACACTTCATAGCCAGAATAGCTGTTGGTGTTGTTGGTTGTGGAATCATTGTACATAATTTCCTGCCACGGTTTGTTACGGGCAATGACACCCGGCCACATCATTTCTGTGTGACTCTCTATGTTCCCATAGAGTTCAGAGCACATATTCGCTTTCGCGGATGGTCTATGCTCGTTACACGCGCCCAGCGCAGCTTGAAGATAAAGAGCGGCAAGTATCATTTGCCCCCCACAATCTTAAATTGCGCTTGCTTGGCTCGGGGTTGTCCGTCCGCACCATTACTGGCCGGGCATAGGAGTTTCTCCGAATTAGCCATCATTCCATCAGGGGCACCTACGGTCTGCTTCAGCGACTTGATCTGCAAGCGCAAGCCTTCACGATAATCCTCGTAAGACTGGCGTTGTTCAGATGTCCACCGCTTGGCAGAGTTTCGATACCGCGTAATATGATCTTGAAGCTGTATTGCGAGAATGGCTTCCTCGCGCTTTACGATCAGAAAAGGCATCATGTCCCGCAGCAATTGCGCTGCTTTTTCCCCGCAAAGCTGCGTTTGGTACGCAACTTTCCAGTGGGCCGCCCCTGGATTTTTCCGCGCCCTAAGAGCGCAGAATGCCGATCCAGTTTGCTCCGCAATCGCCCGAATAACAGGTTCATGCGTCATGCCAAATATTACGCGTAAACTATATGAAAATCCGACAGCACTCTTCAACGGCACTTTGGGGATGTGAATACATCCTTCGCCGTCAAACAATCCTGCAAGATATCCGATTTCCATTAGTTAGCCCTGTGGCCCTAAATTAAAGGATGACGTTACCGCCGGAGAACGTTTTCACGTTTCCACGGTCCTTCAGGCGACGAAGCAAAGCGTTATTGTTGGTCACGTTGTCGGCCAGTTCACCGCTGCGGCTCTGAATGTTCGTCGCAATGATGTCACTGATCGAACTATTGGCGAAAGCCATTGGATAGTCCTTTCAAGGTGTGATTAAAAACGCTCGTTCACACTGTCGAATTGTTCGAGCAGCATAGAGCGTCTATCTTGCGCTTTGGTAGAAGTCTTGGTGCCGGGTGTGGAACTTTTGACACTAACCGCTGCCGCCTTAGCTGCTTTCGCAGCCCGATTGGCCGACGATGATTTCTGAGCCGCAGCTTCTGCCTGTGAGCGTTGCTGGGTCTGCGAGAAAATATCGTCGTTAAGGCGAATCGCCTTTTCATAGGCGTCTTCTAACGTGCCCGCTACGCCACTCTGTAGGAGTTGGATCATGGTCGGACGCGCTTCTTCAAAATACTCTGCCTTACCAGCAAAGTTATTGATTTCACCCAGCAGAGATTGGTTTTCAGCCTGTTCCTGCTGCTGTTTAAAACCATTAATTTCCCCGCGAACGCTGTTTAGTTCGTTCTGCAAGGCATAATAATTGGGATCGACTGGTCCGACTTGTTGGTACGGATCGACTTCACCCAAATTAATTCCATAGGACTGGGCCAGGCTGGCAAGGTATGCCCGCTTCTGATCCGGTGGGCTATTACGCAGCACATGGTCGGCTTCCATAAGCGCCTTTACGGCGCGGGGAGCATCAATACCAAGGCCCTGAATGGTGTTCATATAAGGCTGGATAGCCTCATTCATCTGGTCGGCAAACTGGGCTTTTGAGCGCAAAGGCTCAATACCAGCCCGCATTTCTTCCTCACGCTTGTAGGCGTATTCCTGCAAGCGGGGATCGGCGGTCTGCCAGACTTCGTGATAATCGCGCTTCCAAGAGGAAGGCGGGCGCTTCCAGACGGGTTCTTCGACAGCCGGTTCAGCCTGGGCGGCGTCGTTTGCGGCTACATACTTGCCGTCTTCGGCGCGCGGCTTGGTCTGCTGTGGTTCGTTAGGCTCAATATCGTCAAATTGCTGGGCAAGCAGTTCTTTACGATCTACGCCCGTGTCTTCTGGAATGATCTGATCTTGGGTGTCCAAGTTCATCGTCTCCTTAGTTGCGCCAGTATCTGATTAGCCTGGCGGTCACTCATATCGCCCAAACGCCTGTGCAACATCTCGCGGCGGCTAGTCGAAACCGGCGGCGGGGTGTTTTGCATTTTCTCGTTTCCGATCTCAATGCAGTTATGCTGGCGTAGATGTTCTCTATGCTTCGAACGCGAAGTAATTATACTTCCGTCAACCATGCTCTTATATGGTTGAATGTCAAGCATAATCTGGTGGCCCTGTTTTGTATGCTTGTCGAGTTCTTCGCGGACCCATACGAGTTCTTCGTCTTGATACTCAGCCAGCAAGCCTTTTCTGTCGTATATTGCTTTGTATTTGCTCATAGAAGTACCATCAAATCTTCATCTTCCATTTCTAAGTATTCGTTCCAAAGACGCTCAGTGCGGTCTAAGTCATTAATTAGCTTATCAAAATCTATGCTGGGTAATGACTTGCCGGTCTTTTTGCTAGACTTGGCTTTTACTTCAAACCCAGCCGTAAGTTCTTTAGCTAGGGCTGGCTTGCCTTCAACAATACGCTCATACGCCGCAATAACATCGTCACGCTTGCGCTTAAGCCGTTGATTTTCCTTGTCAAACCGCTTCTTTAGCTTCTTGTGATAGTCGCCGTCATGGGTGTCATCGACAATGATGATCGGGGCCGGGACGTAGATTACGTTGCCAGCCGTGCCGGTAGCTTCCACGCCGGTCAGTTCAAACGATACGCCGCCGTGGCTGACAGTGCCGACCTGGCCGGTGGCCTGAACGCCGGTCAGGGCAACTATAATTTCGTCGTTTTCGGTGCCAACTTGGCCCGTAGCTTGGACGCCAGTCAGGGCTATTGTGGTGCTGGGTGTAACGCTCCCTGCGGCCCCTGTAGCGGCATTTCCGGTCAGGGCGGTGTCTTCGGACGGGGTTTGCGTACCAACGGCCCCAGTGGCCTCTACGCCCGTCAGGGCAACGGTACGCGCGCCTACGCCTACGCTGCCGGGTGACCCCGTAGCAGCGTTGCCCGTAATTGGGAGGCTATCCCAATAGGCGTCATCCCATGTGCCTGTGTCCCACGGACCCTGCGCCATAGGAGTTAAGCAATGCGGATAAGGGCGTTCGTCGCGTCACTGGTCGGCATGGTCAGCGTGAATGTCCCGGCAGTCACAGTCTGCGAGCCAAAGGTATGGGCCGAAATAGCCTTGTTGCTCTGGGTCGAGTTGTAAATTAGGACGCAATCAAAGGCCGTGGTCAGCGTGACAGTCGTGTAGGTCAGGCTGGCTGAAGGCGTCCAATAGCCAGTCGTGCCGCTAGTCGTGGGGGGGTTGGCATTGGTGACAGTAACGCCGCCAGCCGAGTAACCCGTGCCAGACACTTCGCCGGTCACAGTGTAGGCCGTGGTGGCCGCGTTGATCGTGGCCGAGGCTAGGTACAGCGCGGCCTTAAGCGTGTCCGCCCCCGTGCCCGCCCTAATGACAGTCGTACCAAGGGCATGGATGCCAGACAGGATTTCGCCCTTAAAGGACGTTGCCATTGCTTGTGTGTTGCTCACGAAAAGCCTCCAATTTCAGTTACGGAAATCATGGGTTTCTTCAGATGGACATGGACCGAGCGGTGGACCATTTCATCGCCATCCCAGTATTCAACCCAAGTAGTTGATTCATTGTCGTCTTCAAACTGGCCTTCGCGCTTTTCAAGCAACGCTTCGTCCATATTGCCCTTAGTCGTTGTAATCACTGGATCATCCCCTGCGGAGCAGCCTGTACCGGTTCAACACCCATCGCCCGACCATCAGGGCCGCGCACGATCCGCTTAGGCGCACTGGCGGCCTGAAGTACATCATGGAGCTTCTGCATGGACTCGCCGTGCATATTCGCCATGTTGTTCTGGGCATTGGTCATTTGGTCCATTGCCATGCGGACGTTATCGCCAAGTTCCTTGGTGATAGTCTCAGACGCAGCCTGCTGGGCCTCGATCATAGGCAGGTCCATGCCGGGGTTGGCCCCAATGCGGGCAACCATGATCTTGGTAGCCGCGTCCAGTTCAGTCTTCCAGCGGTCAAACTGCTCCTTAGCCGCAAGCTCCTGCATCTTAAGCTGGGCTTCGTGCTGCTGACGCTGGCCTTCAAGCTGAGACTCCATTTGCAGCTTCATCTGCTCAATCTGCATGTCAGCCTGTGCGCGCGCCTGCTGGCCTTGCGTATCGGCCTGCATCTTCATCTGGGCAGTCTTCTCAGCCGCTTGCGCCTTGAGCATCTCAGGATTGGGCTGCGGGTTCTGGGCCTTCTGGGCGCTTGCTTCAGCCATCTTTTGCAATGCAGCGTCAATGGACCCTTCGATGGTCCGGGCCTGTTTAAACCCGCCAATGCCAAACTTTATCATGTCCATAAGCATCGGCACCATCTCAGGCGATGCCTGACCAGCCGGAACAGCCTCGCGCAGGAAGTTGGAGAATGCCGTCATAAACTCAACGCGGTCTTGCTTGTTCTGGTTCTCGTCAAGCTGGACCAGACTGTCAGCGGCGACCTGAATGCGGAACGAACGAAGGGGGCTATCCTGCATCAGTTGCAATGCTTGGGGGATCATCTGCTGATCGGCAGGGGACATTTGCTCAGCCGCAGCTAGACGCAGGATAGTTTCAGGTTGGAACTTGGTGCAGATAATCTGCGCCTTTAGGCGGAGGAGTTCGCTCGCAAAGAGTGCAACGCTTTCCTGCATAGCTCGCAGTCGCAGCCCTGCATATTGCCCCTTAAGCTGTTGGGCCGTGGCCGATTCAGAAGCCGCGCCAGCGCCGCGCAGAATGTCTGAAATGCCCGTAATTTCATAGATCTGCCCCTTAATGTTGGCCTGTGCCTGATAACAATTAATGAGCGCGGAGGCCAACGTCTCGATGGGCAGAAGGTCGATAGAACCCTTCAGGCCGCCCTTCTCGCTGAAGGCCATCCATTTATCGACGGGGATCAACGTATTGTTGTCCCCTTCTGTCAATAAACGCTGTAGTGCTGGCTGCGAAGCATCATACACACCACGGACGCGCAGGGATTTAACCAGACCGTCAATGCGGTCGGTCAGAATGTCGAGTTCATTGGCCTGATCCTGATACAGGATAAAATCAGGCACTGGGATGAGGCTGTCGCTGGTCGTCGTCGCGTACAACGGCTTGGCGCACGGGAAGAAGCCTTCCAAGCCAAGCGGGTCGTCTCGCTCGTCCAGCAGTTCAACATAGTTCTCCATGAGCCAGTAAACCTTAGCGGTTTCCTTGTCCCACAGTTCGCAGACTTTAGCCTTGTCGTTGTTCTTGGACGCTTGGCCATACTTGGTCAGGCCATCTGGGCTGCTGTTAAACGAAATCTTTTTAGCAAGCTTCTTGCCAAAGCGTTCCGTTACGGCATCCTTGGACATATAAACCCAGCGCCAGACTTGGGTTACTTCCTCCCAAGTACGCGCACAAGAGTGGCCAAAATCGCGCCAATGAACGTAATCGGTGGGGGCGCACTCATAGTCAATTTCTTCAGGGGGGCCTTCGGTTCCAGCGGTTTGGTTGTGGATGTCGCCTTCCGCGTCGCGGCTTTCGCCTTCTTCAATGTCTTCGGTGATTTGGTAGCCATCTTCGGGAACGTCCTGCTGCTTGATATGCGGGTCATAGCGCACCCACGACACGCCGCGCCCGCCGAGGAAACGATCTTCTACGGCATGACGCATAGACGAACGAAAATCAGGGTAATGCTCAATCTCGTAATCAAGGGCGCGTTCGATCAACAAGGACGCAACGCGGCCCACTGGATCGTTATCGCCGAACCGCCGGGAGACATCGGCCTTGGGCAGACGGGCGTACACAGCCGGAACTAACGTGTTAACATTGGACCACAGAATGTTGAACCGCGCAGCCTCATTCGCCATGCCGGTGCCAGTACCTTGGTCATCCCGGTAACGACGAATGATCCGCGTAGTCCGCGCTTCCCACTTCTTATATTCATTGTTGTAAGCATGAATATTGCCAAGAAGTTTCTGGACAGTCGAATCGACTTTTTCCAATGCCATAGTCTAATTCCTTAATGACGTATTAACGCGGCGGCATACCACCGGGCGGCATCATGGGACGCTGGGGCATACCCATCGGGCCGCCCATTGGCTGCGGCGTCATTGTGCCGTTGATCTGCATGGGGACGCCCTGCGGAGCGCCCATCGGGTCACCCATCGGCGGGCCGCCCATCGGAGCCATGTCAGGCGGGGGCATAGGCGCGCCGCCCATCTGAGCGCCGTCAGGCGCGGGGCCTGCTGGCTGGGCCAGCTTCATACGTTGCATGATTTGCGCTAGGCGCTGTGGGTCGATAGCCATGTAATGTTCCTTACTTGTTACGACTAGAAATTGCTGCGGCCTTGGACTTTGCGTCTGCCTTGCTGGACGCACCCCAAGCCCGTAATGCCAATGCCAAGCGGGTAGGCTTGCCATCCTTCTCCATTGGACCCGGCATACCGCCCATCCGAGCCAGAAATGACGCGCGGCGTGGATTGTCGCCAGCCTTGACCGGCGGCTTTAGCGTCCCGCCCGTCTCAGCCTTATAGGACGCGCGCCCCTTGGCGTTTAAACCGCCCTTGGCATTCTTACCTTCCTTGCGCGTCCATGCTGCGGTCATGTGCTGTCCTTCTTAGCGCCCTTGGCAGTCTTGGCAGACTCCTTGAACGCGCTGGCAGTCGGCGCACCCGGCTCGCCTGGCTTACGCATACGCTCGCCGGACCCCGCCTTGATCCGCTCCTGCTTCGCAAGGATATTGGCGTATAGCCCAGCCTTACTCACGAGAAGATACCGACAGCCATGACTTCTACGCCAGCGCCCGTGGTGATCTTCCACGCGCCGTTGGCCGACACAGCATTAAGTTCAATGTTGTACACGCCGGGGATTACAGACGCGCTGGCCGGAAGGACCGTGTGCGTGAGGATGCCCGCGCCGGACCCATCGACAATCAAGACATTGCCAGTCGCGCCAGTCGTGACCGTGCAGATCAAGCGATGCAAATAGTCGCCAACTGCGCCAGTCGGACCAAGAACCTGAGCCGAGGCACTTGCCGCGATATGCTCATAAAAATACCGATATGGGTTGTTTACGCCGCTCATAGTCTAGCCCTTCTCTTTGTCTTCTGTGATGCCCACATATCATTCAATGTGGCCGTATTGGTCCTGCCCACAATTAGCGGGCGCTCGCTCGCCATGATCTTAGGGGCCACTTCGCCCCGCCATGCAACAGCCAGCATACGAAATGCGTCTGCGGGGTGCGAACACCAATTGTGCTTGGGAGCCGCGCGGAACGCCTTCTTGTCCTCATCATACTCGCGCTCATACTGGCGCAAAGCCTCAATGCCTTCAGCGCATTTGCGTTCGTCAAAGTAGCACTTGGGCAGCGTCATACGCACAGCTTGGATGCCATCTTGTACGCCCAGGTCTGGCACAACATTGATGTTCGCCAGGCCAAGGTGTTCAGCCAATTGCTCAATGATCGACTTGCCTTGCGCCGCAAGCGTCTTGGCTCTGGCGTCATGTGGCAGGTAATGCTTGTTGTAATGGTATGGCTTGTTTGCAACGACTTCTGCAATGTCTTTAATGCTTGCGCCTGAGACAGCATAATAGTCAATAACGTGGACTTCATTGCTGACCACTTGATACCACCAAATGGCCGTGTCATCCCTAAAGCCCAAGTCCCACGCAGTGTAGGTTGGTAGGGCCGGGTCATAGGAAACTTCGCCAATGCGGTTTTGGTCCTGCGCCTCGCGCATCTCGACGCCGTAGAACGCGCCAAGGATCGCAGCCTCAAAGCTGCACTCGTATTCCTGCATATACTGGTCAGGCGTAATCTGCGCCTTGACGGCATCAAGTTCGTACTGGGGCAGCAAACCACTGTCAGTCGCCGTCAGTCTAAGGAGAAACCAGTCTTTGGGGTTTTTCTTGGCGTCCGAGTAAATATCCCAGAATTGATTCTTACCTTTAGGAGTGCCCGCAAAAACCGCCCAGCCCTGCTTATCAGATAGCGTAGGACGGATAACATGGCCCCAAACGCTAGGGCGAAAATCGCCATACTCATCCATAAAGATACCATCAAAACCCAGCCCACGCATAGCATCAGCATTGTCAGCGCCGAAAAGCCGTATCCGAGCACCCGTAACAAGATCAATTTGCAACTCCGCTTCGTTAGAAGATTGAGCAATAGGCAAACTAAACCGCTTCAAATAATCCCACGCCACGCTCTTAGCCTGGCTGCGGAACGGTGCAATGTACGCGAACTGTGGGTTGGCCGTCTTGCACATGACCGCCGCCCGTATGATGTCGTTGATTGCCGCAACCGTCTTGCCAGCCCGGCGATGCGCAACAAGGCAAGCCCACCGCTGCGTCCGGTCATGGAAAGGCATGAACGCAGAACGCGGTTCGTAGCCAATGCTGATCTGCTTAACAGCCATCCAAACTTACTTCTTAGCGTCGAGCCACTTCACAACCAATTCAACAGGGCCGTCATCCTTGCCCGTAAGTTCAGTGCGGGCCAGCTTGGGCACATGGTACTCAATCAAGTCCGAAAAGCACTTGATAGCCGC